AACAGCTTCTTTAGTTCCCTGAACTTGTTCAATCAGTTCACGTTTTTTCTTAATTCGCTTGTTCATGGCATCTCCTTTCCAGTTAAAATCTCAGCGTGACATCGATTTTTTTACAACTAAAACACCAGACCTTACCAAATAATTCGAGTTGTAACCAACTCTCAGCATAGTAGCGGTCGCCTTCTTTGTATTTAGTGATGTAGTGACGTAGCATTCACATCTCCTTTCTATTTTTTCTGCAACAAAAAAGCACCTGATTTCTCTAGGTGCTAGGATTTTACTAATTGTTTTGCTTTTTCGTAATACGGTTTAAGGAACTCTATAAAACCTTGAGTATCGTTTGTGTCGTGTTCTTCAAGGAACATGAAGAATTCATAATCACAAAATAAATCAAACATTTCAGGATTTTCTTTATCCCACCCCTCCGCGAACTCTTCATCTTCCCCCAGTAGGGCATTGAAATCAAATGAAAAGTCCCAAAAATCTTCAAGTTTACCACTAATCGCCTCTTCTAGCATAGATAATGCTTTTTCACTGTACTTCATACGGTGCAAATCCTTTCATTCGTCTTGTCTTCATCATTGTTACTACAATACCCGTATCAGGTTCTGTGATATAGAGGATACTGTTATAGTACCTTGCAAGTCTGCCATTCTGCTCTGATACATAGTTAGGAGGTAGAGAAAAAGCAGCTCTAACTGCCTCATAGTTGTATACGAACGTTCCGTTTTTGCGTCTCATACGCTCTATGTAGCGCGCTATCGCATGGTCTCCAAATACTATCCCATCTTTCTTGAAATTAAAGTAAGCTTCTACCGCCTGTTGCTTCTGCTTCTCAGTCAGTTTTTCTTGAATTTCTCCCTTGAAGTAGCTGACAATCCTATTGTCATATCTCAGAGACTCCTTTTCAGAGCTACTTAACGACTTGAAATCACTATAAGACTTGGGCGCTCTATCCCCTAAATTTTGTAGTATACCAGAATACTCTTTTTTCAACCGATTGTCAAGAATTTCGTAGGTATTTTTATACGTTTCCGCATTTCTGATATTACCTTCCCGTTTAATATTACGATACAAAAATCTGTGGTCATCAAGATATGTTTTATATTGACCCTCTAGAGTCAATCCTCTTAATTTATACTTTTGAATAAGTTCCTTGTCACCGATTTCACGAGCAATACGCAATTTTTCTTTGTTCTTGCGTATTTCTCTTTCAAAGGCTCGTTGCTGAGCTTCTGCTCTAGCATTGTCCTCCGCTTGTTTCTGGGAGACACCTTTGAGATGATTCGGCAAATCTGGTTTCTGATTAACGCCAACAATAAACGGTGTTAAGTAGTGGCCGCAGTTTATACCGAGACAACCTCCTGCAGTTCCATAACCGTAATCTAGTAGGCTTAACACCCTAGTTCCATCTGCTTCAAACGCAGGACCTTTTGTGACAATCTGGTGTTGCAGTGGAGAACACATAGCTCTAGCGCTAGATTTCATCGAGTAGTAGAATGTTTCAACCCCAAACTCCTCTGCAGGACGTTCTCTCATATCTCGATAAACTCTTAGCGCTGTCGTTTTTATTATAGTCTTTGCATAAGTATCTGCACGCCAACGCCGACCTGCTTTATCAGTAAAACCATAAAAGCCTTTATCACTCCATTTTGTTAGAGTATCGTTCAGTGCCTGTTCTGCGGACTTACTACCTGATACCACGCTTGCGACTGTCTGTTCAATGATAGACTTATAAACGTTCTGCACACTTTGAGGTAAACGAGTATTGATTAGATTTCCAAGTTCTTGCGTTGTCTGATTGGCGTAAGATTCCAGTGCTTCCTTTACAACATAGCGCTGAGGCTCTATATTTTGACCTGTATCGCGTTTTAATTGCTCGTGAGTATCTTTGTATACCTTGTAGCCTTCATTCGAAATAACGTCACGTAGGACGCTCTCAGCGACCTCCGCACGACTGGCTATCAATTTCACATTGCTTTCTGTCAACATGTGCAGGTCGTTTATTTTTTCAAGTTGCCAAATATACGGCTCTCTTTGTAAGTCTGCCGTACCTCTTTTCTTCAATCTGCGAATAACATTGATGAACAAATCAATGGATAGCTGATGGTAGACATCGGCAACTTGATTCATCTCTAAGGTGAACTGTTCATCTCCTTGGTCAAACGGTAACTTACTCATCGTAGAGTTCCTCGTCTACTTCGCTAGAGCTAGGCTTCTCTTGATTAATCTGTCGGATAATCTCCTTTAGCTCATTATCAGCTAGGCCTAGAACTTTTTTCATTGCATATTCTTTGCTGACGATGCCACTTGCAAGGGCCTTCGTCCAATAATCAAGCTCAGCATTTCGGTCTGTAAAGATACCGTCATCAAGGTTAACTTCAATATCTTTCAGTTCGGGAATATCACCGTCGTAAAGTTCTGCACCTTTAGCCAGTTCGCAGATAGACACGACTAATTCTTTTATAGACTGTTCCACCAATGCAACTATGCTGTTTCTTAATTGATAAGTGTCTGAGTTTTCCGATACGATTTCGGTGGCAGTTTTCATACTTTTTCCGTCAAAGGTAAACATACCAGTTGAGACACCTACTTGCATTTCTAACAAACTCAGACCTTCATTGATTGCTTTTATGTAATCATCTGCACGAATCGGAGTAGTAAGGTCTGTAATACCAATTCCTTTTTCTTCAGTCCCCAACATCTGATAGACATTCTGCTCTGCTTCAAAGCGTTGGACAAAACGAATGTCTCCATCTTCGGTCTGGACGTTCATCTTGATCATACTATCAGGCACTGCTATTCTACGCTGACCCATCTTAACTTCCCACATAAACTCGTCATAGGTAGTATTCAGAAAGTCGATTGTAGTCTTAGCGTTATCAAAGATGGACAAACCAAGCGGACTATCAATATCTTTGTTGTTCATTCCGGGCGTTTTTAGGTAAGTAAATAATGGGCGACTAACGTTTTTAACAAGTACCCTTTCCTTTAAATCTTCGTATAACTCTGACAAAGGAACACGGTCTCCCACAATTTTAGGAGTCTCAGAACGATAAAGCTCATTTGAAACATAATAGTCTTCCTCGTCCCATTCATGAAATTCTATCAGGGTGTAATAGAGTTTGGACTTACCTTTTCTTTTTGTTGTTTTGGTAACGATAGCCGCGCTCGACACATCTTGGGTATTTGACTGCAAGGGTAAGAAGACTGGTGCTTGAATAAAAGCGACACGAATTCTATTTCCCGCTATGTAAGGCCTCATAGCCAGCCCCCCTAAAGCCAGTCCGCTTTCAAGATAGCGTTCGAAATTCTTATTAAATCGATCGTTTAATAAAACTTCCTGAATAAAGTTATTTGTTTCGCCGTTGTTAACCGTGATTTCAGCTTGTTCGTTATAAACCAAACTTGCCAGTTTCTTAGAAACAGTCTTAGCTATCGGCAAATGTTGGGCAGAGCGCTTTTTCTTCTCCCCTGCTGTATTTTGATAAATAACATCGTCCCATTTACTCTCATAGTAGGTCAAATTACTTTGGATACGTGCATACTCATCGTGACTAACAGCAATTTTCGGATGGTCCACTATGCTGGTTAACGTATCTGTTGTTACCATGTATTTACTCCTCAAAAAAATGTTTTTTATAGATTGTACAATTCCCATTTATCGTCCTCTAAATAAAATTGACATAGCGTGTGACAAACACATTTACACTGTAGCGAAATTCATCCATTGCGTGATTGTCTTTATCAATAGGCTTACCATTATCATCACGACTGTACAAACCTATCTCTTTCAAAAAATAGTAGTGGTCGTACTCTTCTTCGTTATGTTCTACAAGGACAAAGCGTTCGTCAGATATAATATTCTGCCCACGTTCAATACCGACTTCAATACCTTTTGATTTGCTAGACACATCGTGAGAATTATTCATCGCCGTTCGGGTTATGATACCAACCTTGTGTAATTCTTCCCTCAAAGACTTACATGCAGGGTCAATCCAAACCTCTGTATAATGCATTTGATACTTAGCAACACACCATTGAATAAATGCCTTCAATTCCACGGCATACGTTGACATGGCTTTTACTTGTCCTGTATCAGCACCGCTATGATAATAATGGGCAACGCGATTAAGACGGAAACTAATTCTGCCATTTTCTCGGATTCTAGTCACGATATTACAAGACATAGAAGTCGCATCCGACTGACCACCATCCCCACAGAAATACATCTCGACAGGTTCGCCTATCAAGGTATCCTTGATATTCTTGTCCATATCAAACAGGCCGTAGATAACGCCTTGCGGCATGACACGCTGACCAAGCACATCTCGTTTGTAAAGATATGGATTTTTGCGTAAGTTGTTGATGATTGATTGTTTCCGCTCCTCCGACAAAATAGGGTTATCGTCCATGGTCCAATGAGTCCAGCGAGTATTTTGCACATCGAACACATCTTTGATGACTGGGTGTTGCGGAGCTGGAGGGTTCAAGTCTGCCAAATGATAACGCAGTTTAGCTGCCCAAGTCCGCCTGAAACACTCTTGTATAAAGTCCATGTGCAAGAGGTTAATCTCACAAAAGACCACAGAACCCAATGACATACCTGTAATAGCACCGACAGAATTGACCTTGCCACCACCCTTGTAGTAAACCCGCTTCTGTCCTTTCGGAGTGTCAATCAGCAAATGATCGCCGCGGTCATCGTGTTTGATCCAGCAATTCCCGTTGAAGATATGCATAAGACCGGTACCGTCGCCATCGATAAAAAGTCGGTAAGCTTGTTCTTGATTGTATGCGGCAATTAGATGGTTCTCGTCTTCGCTTTGAATTAAGTATCTGGCGTACCGAAAATGACCGGCTGTGGTCTTTCCGCTACGAGGTGTACCTTCGTTGACTTCTAATTCATAATTAAAAGGACGTCTAATGATGTCCTTTTGCTTTTCGGATAACTTATTAATCCTGACCATCGATTATCTCCAATAATTTTTCCATCAAGTGTGTATCCGATTGAACGCCCTTGATAGTTTCAATTTTAAGACGTAGCAACTCGTTCTCCTGTTTGATTTTCTCGAGTTGTTCTTGGATAGGGTAACGTTTCAATAACTCGCCAGCAGCTTTGATAACTTCTGCGATACTAGGTTTCTTCTGCACAGTAACGTACTCGCCTGTTACAGGGTTAAGTGTGACAACCTCTTCCGTCAGCTCCTGCCGAAGAATAGAAGTGAGAACTTGCAGAACCTCGATTGCAGTTGCTATTTTACTGCTTTCAAGTTGTTTCAATCGCTCATCTATGGCAGATTTTATATAAGGTTTTTTAAGGTTTTCAGAACCAACCATTCCAGCTGTTTTTGGGCTATACCCAGCTTTTATCGCCGCCTCCGTCGCATTTCCACAGATGATGTACTCATCAATAAATTTTCGTTGTTTTAATGTTAACTTAGCAATTTTCCATCACCTCCAATCAAAAATAAAAAGCCACACTTCGTTGTGTGACTAATGCATATTAGGTCTTGGTCCGATATGCGATTGACCAGACCTCCGAGCCAAGGACCTCTCAAGGGTTACTTGCTCTTGACACGGGAACAGCAGGAATCGAACCTGCACATAGCGTTACGCCGTGGATGTCACACGGGCTTGCTCAGGGAGCTACCCTTGCCAATTTCCAATCTTGGCTCATGTTCCCCAAAATAGATACCGAGTTCGATTTTCATAAGGGACAATGACTGAAAAATGTAAATACATATCCCTCCTCGGTATCTGATGCTATCATAATAACTTATTTTCGATGCGACAAATAGCCCTAAAAGTCGCATTTTTAACAAAAACCGTAGAAATTAGCAAAGATTTCCAATATCCGTTCCCGTTTTCGGTAGATTGTACTTCGGTCATAACTCATTTTATGCGCGATGGCTTCCCAAGTATTTACCGAACCTCTCGACCAACGGAGCCAAAAGATTTTGGTTAGGTCATCATCTAACACCTCTAACGTGCTCTCTACGGCTTCTTTTTGATTGTATAGACTATTTAGTCGAATATCATTATCCCAACGCTCTATGGTCAATTCTGTAGGCTTAGAAACGATATTAGCTCGCCCACCGCCTTGGTTGATATCAGTATTCGGAATATCTTCAATTTCTAATTTTCTGACGGCTATCTTATGGTCTATCGAGCAATAGTCAAACAATAACTCATCCAAAGCCTTTAGTTGCGATTTACTTAATCTTCCCATACTGCCTCCGCTGTGATATAATAGTTTTAGAGTTTTATTCACAGAGTCGGTACAAGTAGTGCTGGCTTTTTTTATTTTTCCCACGGCTGTCGCTGATGGCTATAATACGGGTACACCAGTCGAATTTTCCCTCTCGGAACTATCACCCTAGGCTCATAAGGCTTGACTTGCTCGTACAGCTCGTCTGTTTTATCCAACATGCGTTGTCGCGGTGGTCGTCCGCCTAGCCATTTGTAGACAGATAGAGTCGTCACACCCATCTCGGTCGCAAATTGGCCCCTCGTCCATCCTGTCTTTTGTAGGATGTATTTGATTTTATCTGCTGTGGTCATTCCAAATCCTCCAACGCTACCCAACGGAATTGCGGGTATTTTTTAGCTTCTTCTTGGATGCATTTATAAGCGTCGTCTATTACATCTTCCCGGTCATCTGATTCGTCTGTTGTGTATACAGTCTTTCCGCCAATTTCTATATCCATTACGTACATATAGTAAAATCGCTTCGGCTCTGGCACATCGACCAGTAGCACGCCTAGTTTTTCAGTCATAAATTCCTCCTCTCCCAAAATCAAATACTTCTGTTTCTTTTCCATTTGGCAGAATAACGACTCTACCTTTTCCTAACGTTCCAAATAAGCCATAAGCTGCCCAGTTGCATCCAATTTTCGGGTTATATCTGCCAATGCAATTAAATACTGCATCATCTGGACTGGCAGTGTACTTTTTAAACTCGCTGACTTTGTTTTCTCTGCCACATTTTGGGCATTTAAACATATGTTTCTCTACATCTTCACCAAAAAGCTTTACGCCTTCAGCTTTCCATTCTGCAAGTGTTTGTTTAATCATTAGTTACCTCTTTCTATTTGACTTCCTTCTTTATTTTGTATATACTTAGTATACACAAACAGGAGGACATATCATGAATACTGTTAAAACACGTAAAGTTGGTAACTCGCTTGCCATCACCATCCCCAAAGAATTGAACGTTGATGAAGGCAAGGAATTCATTGTCTACAAGGGCATTGATGATGTTATCGTGCTTGCACCTAAAATACCAAATCCATTTGATACTATGGAGCCATTCATCATGGACAACGACTTTGAAGGAGTGGTCTTGCTTGACAATGAAGGATAATTACATACCACAAAAACAAGACATCATCTGGATTGACTTTGACCCATCACTTGGAAAAGAAATCCAGAAACGCAGACCTGCCCTTGTCGTTTCCAGTCACAAGTACAGCCAGATGACAGGATTTGTTGCCGTCTGCCCCATCACTCACGGGGCAAAAGCTTTGGAAAGCCGTGGCTTATCTGTCCCTATCCATTCTGACAAGGTAGATGGGGCTGTCAATCCAATGCAGCTCTATACCTTTGATTTCAGGGCACGAAATGCTAGTAAAATCACCCAACTAGACACTTGGACTTTTCAAAAAGTCGTCCAACTTTACAACTACATTTTCGACTAGAGCTAAACGGCTCTTTTTTTCTTTCATCACTACACCTCTTCCCTAAACTGCCACGCCCACTCAAAATCCTGTTTGATTTCGGATTCGGTGAGTTGATTTTCTGGTTCTTTTTTCCAGTTATAATTGGGTAGCTCATCCCAAAAGATATCACCTCCAATAAATACCTTTCCATTTTCTTTACACAAGAATGTGACAACATCTAGGCAATTTGGGTCAGGTATCTCCACTGTGTACAACTTCTCCCGTTCAATCTCGTAACCATCCAGCCAGGCACGGGCGAAGGTTTCTTGATTATTTCTATTGGCTAACCATCCATAAACACTATCTATTGGGTTATTTAAAGCGACTTTAAACGACCAACCCAAGGACTTAGTTTTTTCAATCCACTCCGCCACAAACTTCGGCACCACAACCGTTTGTGGTTCGTGGATTTGGGAGATGATGTTACATGCTGACGTGCAAGTAACCCAACCAGTACCATTTGCTATGTTTGTTAACTTCTCAATCGCTTCCTGTTTGTTCATATTTTTTTCCCTCTACAAAAATAGTGTGACAATCCAAAGTAGAACGAATGTAAAAATAGGTGTACCGATTACTTTTGACAATAATTCGCCAAAGTCATAATCATTTTCCTTTCGTCCACCGCTAACAATAATATAGCTGACCAGTATATCAAGGCCTATCGCTTGTGCTAGTGTTATACTTGGGACTCCGTCTAAAGTTGTTAAGATGTTATTCCATCCATATTGTATTACCAATCCCGATAAGATAAAGCTTAACGGGAATACCAGAAATACTGCCAACAATTGTTCTTTCGTGCTCATTTTATTATTCATCTGTTTCCTCCTAAAACAATGCGATTTGTCTAGGATAGACATCCGCTAATGCTATCCCGACTCTCTCGCAATCACGTTGGATTGCTAAAACATCAATAACTGGCACAACTTTTTTATATTTTAAGTTGTAGCGTGGGTATGTATACCCGTCATTATCTAACTTTGCAATAATATCTGACTTGTTTGCGGGTGTAAAAAATACTAGATCAATCCATTCCAATGCTAATCTCCCCGTCCTTTCAAATACTCAGGCATCTCCTGCCCGATTTCAATTTCTTCATACTGGGCCTTGGTCACTAGGAACTTACCATACGGCTTAACCTCGACATAGTAATGACCATCAACCACATCCTTAGCTGTAACCTTGCCGAACTTCTCTGTACCTTCGTTGTCGACTTGGTAGAAGATGACTGGTTGTTGTTCTTTCAGTCTCATAATTTCTTGTTTGGATTGTTCAAGTTTAATGATAAGTACAATTATCACTCCAAACAAGATGACTAACGGATTCAATACTTTTTCAAACCTTTCCATTTGCTTTCTCCTCTAGCCAATCAAAAATCATTTCAAACTGATTCATGACCAGTCTGTCATTGTTGTACTTCTTACTGATTTCCGCCATAGATACCACAACCCAGTTCCAGTATGCCTGTGTATTAAATCCAACTTCTTGCATCTTCTGGTTGCTGGCTCGCATCCATGCAGGTACTTCTTTTTCAAAAAACTCAATGTAATTCATTCAGCACCTCCACCTTGACATAGATCCCGACCGTGTCCGACCAAAACTTCTCGACAATCTCGCTGGCCACTTGAGCATCATCTTCCCAAAATCCAACTGCAGACATACAGTCCTTTAACAACTTCTGCAGATTATCTGTATCTGGCTTAGTCGTCTTGTACTGGCCATGCTGCGATTTCTTCGTCCGAGGAAATAGCCACTTGACTGTCAGACGAATTGGACCCTGCAGCTTATCTGGAGGTACATGCCTTGCCAATAATGCCTCATATTTTGATCTGGCATCTGCCAACTTTTCTGGCTCGTAAAATTGTGGCTTCCCTTTAACCACTCGGACCTGTTTTTGCTGATGTGTCACAGTCGGTATTTTTTTCATCGGCAGGAAAAATTCAACCACCATAGTCCACCCCGCACCATCGACCAGTGTCAGGATCGTAGACGATATAGCCAGCTGATTTTAATTGTTCCATTACCCAATCTTGAATTTCTGGAGCATCTGCTAACCATTTTAGTACTTGAGATTTTTCGCGAGCAAAATCTTGCCCAGGCAATGTGTGATATAGCGGTGGCATGTTTTTTGCTATTAACAATTTTTTTGAGCGTCGTTTATGCTTTTTATTTTTAGCTCCTAGTGTCCTAGACATATTTATTTTACCTTTCCATATTTTTTATTTTTTCGCCTTAAGTCCAGAGTGAAGGACAGGGTTACAGGGTTACAAGGGGCGGATGCATAGCCCCCTTGTTCCTGTACCTGTTCTTCTGGACCTCTAGGGACATTTCCCAAATATCTACACTATGGAATAGTTAGATATTCTGTCCCTCGGTTTGTCCCTCGGACATATCGAATAATTAATCGAAATGTCCCTCGTTTTTAACTCTTCAGGGACACAAGGTCATATCGAAAAATGTCCATGTGTCCCTAGGGACATATCGAATAATGTCCTTCGATATGTCTTTCGATGTGTCCTTCGATATGTCCCTGTCCCTATTCATCAATATTTGAGTTTTTTGGTACAATTTCCTTATTTACAATGTCAAATTTCCCATTGTTTTTTATCCACCTGCGGACCGTTTTTTCGCTCACTGGCTTCTCTTCGGTAGAGAAATAATCCACCAAGCCTTCGAGAGTAACAGGCTCAATTCCATCATTTAAGACACTAATTGCAGTTTCGACTTTTTTGGCTTTATCCTCTTTAGTTTCTTTCTTTTCGAAATTCTTCTTCCAGGGAGAGCCTTTTGAATTAGTATCATCTAGTTGAATATCAGCCAGCACACCAGATGTGTCCACGCTATGCACTGGATAGCTAAACCACATATTGACTGGCTTAAACTTGGCAAACTCCCGCAGCGTACCTTCCACACGCCAGGCGGTCGAAATTTCCACAGCGCGGACCACCTTGGCAATCTCGTCTGTATAGACCTTGCGGACCAATACATCCTTGATGGCTCTTTCAAAGTGATCCCGCATTTGCGCTCTACTTTCCAGGTCATCCAGACTGACATACTGCTGATAGTAGTCCAAAGCGCGCTCTTGCAGGGCTCTTTGGTAAATACTACAGCTAGCTTTGTCAGACCTCATCTTAATCAAGTCATCTGTCAACTCTAGTTCTACCAAGTCAATCAAGGCATCTGGATCACGGGCAAATACTCCTGAGCCACTGGCACGGTCCATGGACTTCTTACCACCTTGACTGCCTTTTGAGTGGTGGTGGCAGTAAATCACGCTACAACCTAGTTCAGTTGCCACCTTGTCAAATTGATTGGTAAAGTGTGCCATTTGGTCTGCACTATTTTCGTCGCCCGTCAAGACCTTGTAAATTGGGTCAATGATGACTGCGATGTAGTCCTTTTTCAAGGCCCTACGAATGAGCTTGGGTGCCAACTTATCCATTGGCACGGTCTTACCACGTAGGTTCCAGAGATCAATATTTTGGATATTGTTAGCTGGCACACCCATAGCTGTATAGACATCCTTAAAACGATGCAAGGCTGACGGTCTATCAAGCTCCAGATTGACATAAAGGACCTTGCCTTTGGTACACTCCCAACCAAGCCACTTGATGCCCTCAGCGATAGCGATTGAGAGCTCAATCAAGGCAAACGACTTCCCGGCCTTAGACGGACCTGCCATGAGTAGCTTGTGCCCTTGTCTGAGTACACCTTTTATAAGTTCTGGTGCTAACTCTGGCATATTCTCCCAAGAGTCTGCAAGCCCTTCTGGATCTGGCAGGTCATCGTTTAAATCCTCAATCCATTGATACCATTCTTCGTAGTTGGTCTTACCGATGTTAGTATCAATCAAAAACTGCTTCTTGCCGTTTCGCATGATGCCAGGCATCCGTGACAGTCGGCTAGGGTTACGATTCTGGGTATCGATGTCCAGCCCGTTCTTCTTGCATATTTGATAAATGTAGTCCACACGCTTCCGGTATTCTTGATAATCTCTAGCATCTACCTTGACGATAGCATGTAAGGACTTCTTCCCACTATGAACCAAGGCAGCAATAGGTAATTCAAGCTCCTTAAACAGAGCGTATTGTTTCCCTAATTCCATGCTGTCGGATTCGACCAGGGCATAGCGGAAGTCAGTCACATTGTCATTCTTAACGCCTTTCCCGTCCAATGGGTTGAAACGAATCCAAGCTCCAGCCTCTTCCTTGTAATCGCCGAAGACCGCTCCGATGTCGCCATTGCAATCCTGCAAAAGTTGAATCAATTCCCCAGCTGTCCTATCAAATGCACCTTGTGTAGGCTTGTATACAGGGCCATTATCGGTATCAATCCTATAAGTCTGTGTGACATAACCAACATAATCTGTGCTGTTAAAGATTGTTTCCAAGTAAGTAATCAATTCTTGAACTGGTGCCCAGTTTGATGGCTCACGAATCTCTTTCGATTCCACCCAGTTCTTGTCGACAATCTTATAATCACGGTCGATTGTGTCATTCCACCCCAATTCATGGGCATCATCGGTCATTTTAAATTCAGACACCCAGCCATTATCTTTGGCCATTTGAGTGATAGTTGCCCCAGTTACTGCGCCAAGGCTACCACCTTGGAATGTATCCCACTTCTTGAAACATTCACCACGCCTATATCTAACTGGGTCTTTTTGCGACCACACATCCCAATCCATTGCTGTGTAGCCCTCTTGCTTGAGAGCCATCCCTACATTAACCCAGTCTTGATATGACAGAGTGGCCGGGTTAATGTAATCAAGCAATGGGATGAGGTCAAATTCTCTTTCTGTCATTTACTCTCCTATCCTGGTTGATATTCTTCTGGCACGATGCCATTTGGCATTCTCCAACCATTGGCCGAGATACGGTCTATCATATTACTAGCCGCTTCAAACGACCACATACCGACACTCTTAAATCCACGTTGCTCCAAAAATCTAATCTGTTTCGGTGTGGTAAGCCCAGCATCTCGTCTTTTGTTAAGTCTATCCAACAACTTACTTGCTTTACCAAAGTTGCCAATCTCATCTGTAAAGATGCCGAATTTCTCCAATGCTTGTAATTGTTTCTCGGTCGGCGGTGTCATATCTATTCCGAATTCTGGTACATAGTCCACCAAATCTTCCGCATGGATTGACATCTCAAATTGCAACGGATCCACTAGCTTACGCTTGCGTTTCCGCATTTCTTCCAGCTGCTTAGCTAGCGCTTCTTCACGTTGAGCCACAACATCTTCTGCTGATTTAACTTCCAGCTCCTCAATGTCAAAGAGGGCTCCAGCTTCTTCTTCCATGTTCTCAACCATCTTCTTAGCTACTTCTTCTGTGCCTGCGATGAGATGAGCAGGACGGCAGAGCTCGTGCCTCTCTGTGTGCCACAGGAAATCCAATAGCAATAGATTTTCTTTCCCTGGAAATAAACGAGTGCCACGCCCTACCATTTGGCTATACAGGGCCCGCACTTTGGTCGGCCTAAGAACCACTACGCAATCAACTGACGGGCAATCCCAGCCCTCTGTCAAAAGCATTGAGTTACAAAGGACATTGTACTTATCCTTGTCAAAGTCTTCCAAGACTTCTGCACGGTCCTTGGACTCTCCATTGACTTCGGCAGCTCGAAAACCTTTGGCATTTAAGATGTCACGGAACTTCTGAGAGGTCTTTACCAATGGCAAGAATACTACAGTCTTACGGTCCGCACATTGCTTGACCATTTCATCGGCTATCTGCTCAAGGTATGGGTCTAGTGCAGTTCCAAGGTCACTCGCCTTGAAATCTCCCGACTGTATAGACACACTTGATAGGTCCAAAGTCAAAGGAATTGTCACGGCAGTAATCTTGGATAGATAGCCGGATTTGATAGCCTGCACCAAGGAATACTCATAAGCCAAACTGTCGAAATATTGCCCTAGATTTCGCTTATCGCCTCGGTCTGGTGTTGCAGTAACGCCCAAGACGTTACTGTCGTCAAAGTGTTGTAATACACGCTGGTAGCCGTCTGAGATAGCATGGTGGGCTTCATCGATGATGATTGTGTCAAAATAATTCGGTGGAAATTGACTCAACCGCTTCTCTCGTTGCAGGGTCTGTACCGACCCGACCACAACCCGAAACCATGAGCCGATAGAGGTACTTTCTGCTTTTTCTAAGGCTGTGCCCAGCCCAGTAGCAGTCATTAACTTATCAGAGGCTTGTTCCAGCAATTCTGACCTATGAGCAAGGACGAGCACACGCTCGCCCATTCGCACACGGTCTTCAATGATTTTGGAAAAGACAATCGTTTTACCACATCCTGTTGGCAGGACCAATAATGTCCGCTTGCGTCCTGACTGCCATTCCTGCTGAACTGCACCACGAGCCTCCTCTTGATAATCTCGTAGTTGCATCTATCCCCCCTAAAATCCTGCAAAGCCACCTTGAGCTGGTTGTGTCGGCTGTGTTGGTTGTTGATATTGTGCTTGTGGTTGTTGATATGTTGGCTGTTGTGGCTGAGCAGCATTCAATACCTTAGACCAATCCACTTCATCAGCGTAAATCATGGATTTGATGTTATCGTATTCACGGTCAGCATATTGCCCGGTTCCTTTTCGTTTGTTAACGCTACAAACACCTTTTGCACCAATGATATTCCAGTTCATGCGCAATGGTTCCCCATGTTTCTTCTGGCCAATCGCGCCGAAGAATGCTGACAACATTCCTTCTGTAGAGGTATGCAGGAATAGATTGTGCTTCAATTGAGCAGTACCTTCTGCAGTTTCAATCTCAATGGATACAACTGCTTTGTTGCACGCAGGTAGCTTCCCTGGATTTTGAGGATTAGGTGTGTGACGTGTTCGTTCGATACCTGTTACTGTAAATTGATAGTCACCTGGAGTAAGCGTGACGAACCCGCCACCATCTTGGGTAATCTCATCTTCCCATCCAAGTTCACGTTCTGGTTGATTGTATTGTTGTGTCATTCTGATGTTCTCCTTTGATTAAGCTAAAATTGTGATGTTGTCTTGTTCGCCTAACTTGGACTTCAAGTAGTCGGCAATGTTGTTGATGGCATCCAGTTTCCACTTGCCACCAGCAGCTTCAAACAAGGCCATATAACCTGCTTTGTTGATACGGTAGATAAACTGGCTAGCAGGCTGTTCAACTTCAGCAAATGTCCGATATGGTCGCAAAGTGACAGGGTTTGGTGCTTTGGCTTGACCAAGGCTAGCTACACCCGTCTTGATAGTTGCGGTTTGGCTTACACCGTTATCGACAATTTCTGTACCATTGTCAATCTTTAAGGCACTAGCAAATTCAAGCACTGTGCCACGGTCTTCTGCGTCTACAAATCGAGACTGCAGCATGATATTGAAGTCGGACGCTTCTTCATACTGGCCAAAACGAATATCTGGTGTCATTGATTTAACTTCGACCAATCTCGCACGATTTGCGTCTTTATCCAGCTCTTCGTAAACAATTACTTCTTTCGGACTTTCGACAACAACCAATACGCGCTTGTTTCCTAGCTGATCCAAATCAGTCTTCAAATAATCTACTAGACTGTCTAATGTATTGAGATAAAGCCGAGGCGGAATTGGTCTGGCATCCAACTCACGCAATGAATGGATGTTTCCGTCATAGTAGAGTTTGCCATTGCTTGCTGCAATAATTTTTTCTTCATTACCAGCTAATTTAACCGCATACTCCAAAGCATCTTTGATATTTTCTGTCATTCTAGTTACCTACTTTCTTCTTGTTAAAATCAATCACATCTTCATTGATACCTTTTTCAATTTCTTCTACTGGTTGCCCAATGTCTGTACGAAGCTGTGCCTTATCATCAAAATACATTTGACCCGGCATGTTGCTCTTAAGCTCATTGGCATAAGTCTTACCGTCTTTCTTGCCGACAAGCACTGTAGTCGCAACTCCAGTCTGTGGAGCAAGCGTGGATTTAACATCCATGCTTGTACTGACTACTTCGCGACTATCATCAGCCTTCATGGTTAGCGTGATGACTAGCTTACGAGCAACCTTGCTATCAGTATTTGGATCAAGGATATTGTCAAAAACCTTCTCTAATTCCTTGTCAACCTTTTCCTGCAATCCGCCCTCACCGAGAGCAGATAAGTCCAACTTAATTGTTTTATCCATTTAGCTTTAACCTCGCTATCATTTCTAAGACCCAAAACGGTCTAAATCTAGTTACCTTCGACTGTAAAGGGCATCTCTGGATTAGTCCGCACCTTGGTATTGATAACGTTCAGCACCTTATCCCAGACAGTCACCATGTACTCCCAATAGCCTGCATCAATCGCCTCAACCTGTGTTCCCAGCGGATAGATACCATTGACATAGGTAGCTTGCAAGACCTCGTCCTGCGTGACCTTACTACCAATCATCAAATCACGTAGACTTTGCGGAATTAGCGGACTGATGTCCGATGTCGGTGCTGGCTGAGTTGGTTGCGTAGGTACCGATTCTTGGACCTGTTCTTGTACTAAGTGTGCGGGTTCATGTGCAGGTTGTTCTTGTACTGATGTTGGTTGAGCTTGCGTTTGTGTCGCAAAGATGTGCGCAATCCCAGCAAAGTCCATAGGCAATTCTTCTGGCAAGTTATGACGGTTCTTGGCATCCCAACTTGGCGAATGAGTGGTTTGCATGACACGCTGACCACCTTGTGCCTTCTGCTTCTTGGTCTTGTCATCAGTTACGATGAATGTTTTGTAGTTGAGGAATAAGACCATATCAGCCCATTCCTTGACCTTGGCAGATACGTTTGTTTCCGTCTTCTTGTTGCTCAATTTGAGTTCGTAACGGTCATAGCCGCCTAATTCATCTGGCTTGGTAAATTTCTTTACCTGGGCATGAGCAGTCAGCACCACGTTGATACCGAGTTCAACAAGCTCCTGCAGCCTGTCCAAAAGCCGTCCAATCTCCTCAATAAGATAGGTATACCCTGCACCCCAACCAAAGTCTTCGATACCACTCTTGTTGTGTTGGGCACAGATATATTGCAAAGCCAAAGCCTCTGCCCAGTCGATTGTGTCAATGACCAAGGTCTGACAGATTGTTGGGTTAGCCTTGACAAATGCGATGTGATTCATGAGCATGGTCCAGCTTGTCGGCTTGTCAGCCCGTGCCACATCCATGTTATCCGTAGAGCCTTCCGTGTCAATAAAGAGCGGATTGGGAAATTGAGCTGCTAGACTAGACTTGCCAATCCCCTCTGGGCCATAGATGACCACACGTTGGGCTCGTGCCCGTTTACCTTTTGTAATTTGCATTAAAATCCTCCTTCCCAAGCTGGTTTAGCTTGGACTTGTTGATGTTGTTCATTTTCGACCGAGTATCCGTCCTCAATGATGATTGAGCACTCATCTCCAGTCGATACCCGTGTCGCGATAGCTTGTAGACCTTCACGTTTCAGCCATTCGCCAAACTCCTTCAGCGTGACTTGGTCCATCTGCTCCAGTTTGTCGATGAGCACAAAGCCACATTCTGGTTTGAGTTTACGTACAATGGCAGTCGCTACTTGCAGTTGCTGGCTACCGCTCATGTTATCCCAACGCTGACCAAGATAGAGTAATTCGCCGTCTTCAACTGACAGACCTTCCAACGGCAAGTCAGCGTTGGTCAGTAGGTCACGTTTTTGCTTGCGAACATCTTCGATTTCAACTGACAAGGCATTGTATTGCTGACGAATTTCCTTAGCATCTTCCTCGGCTTTTTCTTTATCAAGATTTGCTCGCACCTTTCGGTTAATGTCATCAATCTGCTGGATATTCGCTTCGATTTCAGCAGTTGATTCATCGTGTAGCTCCATCGCATCCTTTTGCGCGATAGCCAAGTCCTGCTTGAACTTATCACGTTCATCAATCGCTTTGGCCAGCTCCTGTTTCAATCGGTCTACAGCAGACTCAGCATTCTCATATTGCATCTTGATAGTGGCTACGTTTTGACGCTTGCGAGCATTCTCACCGTTTTTAGCTAAAATAGTTTGTTGCTGTTGGATGAGGTCTGCAATACTAATCAATTCTTTAGGAGCATCTGGATAGTATTCTTGCTCTTTAGCAAATTTCTCCTTCTGATCAGCAATCACACCGATAGCATGACGATTGTTGTAGAGCTCCTTCTCTTTCAACTCTAGCTCCGCCAATTGGTTGCCAACACCGATAATCTGCAAAAGCGTTTCAGCTTTCTCTTTCGGCGTACTGTCCATAAATTTGGGCAGATTGATAGCGAGTTCTTCCACAAAGCTATCCAGCAGCTGCTGACCACCTTTCTGACCATTAGGATCAATAACCTTTAGACTGGCATTTTTGCCCTTACGCTCAACAATCAAGCCATTAGACATCACGATTTTAAGTGTCGGTGGAACTTGTGAGCCTTCTCTCTGCGCTTGGCTAGGTTTGTACTTATTGCCACCCAGAGCCCAAGCAATTGCATCTAGCACACTTGTCTTACCTTGATTATTGTTACCACCCACGATAGTCAGACCTGTTGCAGATGGATCAATTTTGACCGCTTTGATACGCTTGACATTTTCAATTTCAAGTCTGTTAATTGTTACTGTCATAATTTCCTCCAATTATTAATCGACTTTCTTTGACAACTTTTTCTGTGCTGATAACCTCAGCGTGGTTCAATGCATACAGCAACAACGATGTCGATACTGTTGCGATAGTCAAATCACATTCGTTGGCAATTTCTACGATTTGGTCGTAAGCTTCCTTGCTACAACGTACATGATGATAGGTTGTCTTAGTTTCTTTCTTTACTTCCATTTGATTTCCTTTCTACTTACACATCCCACTATTTTTCATCACAACCGCCACAGAATCAACAATTGTTCTCAAGAACCGATTTTCTGTCTGCAAGTCGTTTACTTTATTCCGAAGTCGAATGTATTCTTCAACACTGATTTCAATTGTTTCTTTCATTACATGAACCCTGCCTCTCTACGTTGTTTTTTCAAAAATTCATATGCGTCCTTTTGGCTATACCTGAATGTGTTGAGTTTATAAGTTAGATAAAACCCATATCCGATAGCTGTAAAAGCTACTATTGTCATGGCAATAAAGCCGATAATAAATAGTCCTGTCATTCTACGCTCCTAACTAAACCACTAGATGACTTTCTATGTATTCATCTAGTTCAGATTTTTTTATCCGTTTGGTACCATCAATCTGATATAGATTGAGTCCTTCTCTTAGCCATTTCCGAATGGTATTATCGCTCACGCAAGCATGGTAGGCCGCCTTACTAATAGATAGCCAACCTCTACCATCAGATTCGCGTTCCAGGAACTCGGTAAAGGATTCTTTAAACTGGTCCTTGACCACCATCCTGATTCCTGATTCAAATTCTTCACTTAGGATGTTCATTTTCTGTCTCCTTTGTGTTATAATTTAAGTGATTTTTTTAGTAAGCTCCTGACTTCGTCATGGGGCTATTTTTATTAACTTTTTGCTAATTCATCCAGACTCACATCAAGAGCCTTGGCAATTTTAACAACATTACTAAACATCATATCCTTCTTCTTCCCAGATTTTAGTTCTGCCAACATCGTATAATTGATACCTGCTTTCTTTGCTAAAGCGTAGATAGTCATTCCTCGGATATTAGCAAGTTCTTCGATTTTCTCCCACATCTTCAAAACCACTATATATAGAGCTAAATCCGTCTTTAGACTGATATTATTTCTATATATAGACCTTTCTATATATTTTTGTTACTATCGACTTATGACAATCAGGTAAACAAATCCAACTTTAACTACCAAATCAAGTGATTTTCTCCTGTGCGTCAAATATTAAGGAAAGGAGAAGAAGTATGAGCAAGTTAAGTCCAAAACCAAATAATCAAAAAAAGCTTAAGACTTGGGCAGATTTGGATAATCAATTAAAATTTGCTTTTGACGAACGATTATCAAGTCCGATAACATCTATAAATCCAAAACTCTATGCGATGCCTGTTGAAGAAATAATTCAAGAATTAGAGAAGAGTGGATATACTGTCATTGAGCATGGCGGTTCACTCGTTATAAAGTAGCGCTAACTTCTCTTCAATAGAAGTTATCTGCTTTTGTAAAATTTCTAAACAATCTTTTTTCCAAGCTTTGACTATTTCTGTGGTCGAAGCTTTTTTTCCTTGATACGGATAACGTTTTGGTCTCATCCCCCTTCTCCTTTCTAGTTAGTTAGTAAATTTGTTATAATTAAAATAAAAACGATTGGAGAACTGTTATGAAAAAGTATTTTGTTCCTGCGACAAACTGGAAGATGTTTTATCAATCTGTCCGCCCACTGCCAGAGCCATTTAACTCTGCTATGTACTCAGCTATATTTGACCATCTAGCAAGTGTTGCGCAAGACATTTTCCCTAATCTCAAAGACGAAAACATATCGATTATCTTCGCTCCATTTATCGACTGCCCATTGTCTTTTCCAGAAGACCATTTGATTTTCTTACACTTACAAGAAATCAATGAGCATTCTCAAGTTATTTACCAGTTAGGTCATGAACTACTGCACGCTTATTACAAATCGCCTTCTAATACGCCGATGTTTTGGTTTGAAGAAGTGTTGGGCGAAGTGTCTTCTCACCTTTTTCTTCAAGGTTTTGCTCAAGAGTGGTCTAAATCTGCAAATTCGATAATTAAATCTTTCACAGACTTCACGCTTGAGTACAGCGAATTACAGCTTCAAGAAAGCGAACCTGTAAATCTAAAACAATTACCTTTGGACTACTTAAAAGATAATCCCACAGGAAATCGTAAGATAAACACTTACATAGCTGCGATTATGCTTCCCATTTTCCAAGGCAGACCAGACTTTTTAGCAGAGTGTCAGAAACTGTCAGAACTCTATGTAGTCGCTGACTTGAATACTTTTTTCGACAAGGCTTATAGCCATATTTCTCCCGAATATCATCTAGAGCTAAAGAAATTAGAAACGTTGTTTATCTAACACCTTCTATCCCTTGAGGAGTATTTGACTGGAACTTGACACCGTCAAGATTATTATCTGAGATACCCCTTCCTTTCGAAAGTGCATCGTTAATCAATGCCAGCACCTCTTTTTTATCTGTTTCTGTAAGATGTGGATATAACTGTTCTCCAAGTCTATCCACCCTTTCAGCAATATACGTCACAGTCCTCAGTATTTCATTGAGGGCTGTTCTTTCTAGTTCGTTCATCCCCTTCTCCTTTCTGTAAATAGCAGAGCTGTACCGCCCTACTCCTCTCTCAACTTCTCCGCCAGCACCAACCGCACATAAGCCGCCATCGACAGCCCCAGACGCTGGCACTCCACCCCCAACCGCTTCTTCATCTCAACCGACAAAGACACATGTATAGACGTCATGGTCACCCCTCCTTCCACCTGTTAGTTAAAGTTCTTGAAGAAGTCAAGAACTTTTTATACAAGTATTGTATAAAGTTTGACCAAAGACTGACCATTGGGGAAATAGCAGAGCTGGTGTGTTTGTGTTATTTTTGTCAACTTTGTTATGAAATTAAAATGGCCGCTAAGACCTTCTGAGGATCTACACCGATTACCTCAGCCAGTTTGGCCATTTCATCACCATCAAAACGCTCTTTAGGCTTTTTCTGTTTTCTGTAAAATCCAGAACGAGTTAAGCCCATGCGTTCTGCAATGACATTTCTTTTCATACCGCTATCGTTGAGTAGTTTTTCAAACGCGGTTTCTTTCAATAACCCTCACTCCTTTCCCTCTTTTTCCTTTCTGAGTTTCTCCAGCTTTTTATCCAAGTACCACTTTGTGATGTGCCTACCGATAAACATGAGAACCCATAAACCTGCTAACCAATACAACATTGCTTTTTCTGGCGAATGGTGGTATACTCAAATAAGAGGTTGGGGCTTTCGCCCCTTGCTCTTACTTTTTATTTAGTTTAGCTTGCTCAATCTTGTGGTCGAGTACTTGTTTATGCCACAGACGAGCTTGCCTTACCAAGCCTAGCACTATCAGAACTGTTCCGAGTTCGTCAGGTGTTAGGCTTTTTAGTATGTCCACCATTCGCCGTTCCTCCTGTTTTTATTTCGGTTAATTCCTTAACCTTGACTATAGTATACTCCTTTGTTTCCTTTTTGTCAACACTTTTGTGTTAAAAAAGTCAACTTTTTTGAAAATATCTCGTTATCGTTTTTGTTGACAAAATGTAAACATGATTATATAATGAAGAAAAAAAGGAGGACACAGTATGGATACTCAAATTGCTTTTCCTGCAATGGTTAAACAATACAGAACAGCAAGCTCTCTCACCATGGAACAGTTAGCAGAAAAGATAGGAAAAACAAAATCAACCATTTCAAAGTGGGAAAAAGGAACACGTTCTCCCAAAATACAGGAAATTGAAGAATTGGCAAATTTCTTTGGAATTGATCCGCAAATTATGATGTTTGGTAAATCCTACACCACCACAGCCCCTAACAGCCTCGTAGAGCAGATTTCGGACAAGGTGGTACAATTAACCGAACCAAACCAGAAAAGCGTGCTACGCTACTCTAGCGACCTCCTAGATAAACAAAATACAGTAGAAAACAGTAAGAATACAGTAAACGAACTGCAAGCAGTCTACTTCACATACAACTATTACGACCAACCCGCTTCCGCTGGCACAGGTCAGTATCTGAATGATGTGAAAGTTGAGACTATCGAATTACCTATTGAAGTGGACGCCGACTTCGTTGTACCTATCTACGGAGACTCCATGGAACCAGAATATCACTCAGGCGATTATATATTCGTCAAACTATCTGTAGATCTATCAGACGGCGACATCGGAGTATTTGCCTACAATGGAGAAGCCTACATCAAACAACTCCGCATCACAGACCAAGGTGCCTACCTCCACAGCCTGAACCCAGACTATGACAACATCCCCATCACAGCAGACACCGACTTCCGAACCATTGGTGAAGTCGTGGAGGTGTATAGGGAGAGGTAGATACAATCTAAAATAGAAAAGTATCTTTTTAGGAACATTTTCGTTTGACAAATATTCGCTAATGTTTTATCATATACCTATGATTAAGACTTAGCAACGCTTGCACCTTGCAGCGTACCAGTGCTAAGTCGTTTTTTGTTTTATAAGGAGCAACCATGAAGCAAGGTAAGACAATTGATGAACAGCTAAGTCAATTGAAAGAACGCGGGCTAGATATACCGGACTATCAGAAAGCTTATAGAACCCTACAAAATGTCAATTATTATACAATTACAGGCTATCTATTTCCTTTTAAAGATAAGGATACGGGACACTATCACCCTGGTACATCCGTAGAATTGGCTATCACACGCTATTACTTCGATAGTGAGATGAGAACGATTTTGATGTCCCTCATATCTGAAGCAGAGGAAATGCTAAAAACACGCATAGCATACAATATCGCAGTTCATCACAAAGACGACCCACTTATTTATACAGATGTTAACTATTGGAAATCAGCAAAAGATCATCAACGTTTTATGACTGATTTCCAAAAAAGTATTGCTAATAATAGTGAAGTATTATTTGTCAAGCACCATATCAATAAGTATCGTGGACAATTCCCGATCTGGGTAGCTGTCAATTTACTGACACTTGGAAATCTAAAATATCTCTACAGAAATATCCCTAGCAGAGATCGGAAAAATATCAGCAAAGAACTGAATCTCTCTCCTGGTACTTTGGATAGCTGGATTGATAACCTAAGAATACTAAGAAATAAAATTGCTCATAACATGAGACTCTATGGAGTTTCATTCATCAATACCCCTCGCTGGGAAAAGCACCACACAAAACGTCACAATACAAATAAACTGTTTGTTCATGTTTTGATGCTAAGAAACCTCTTAGAAGAATCCCCAGCTTGGGAAACAAATAGAGCTAAATTAGTTGAGATTATGAATAGATATAGCGATAAGATTCAACCAATTGACCTAGGTTTTCCGGATAATTGGCTTGATTTGCTTAACTAACAAAAAAATCCCCACACTCTCCGCCGGCAAGCTTGAGTGTAGGGGAATTCCGTATAAGAAATCGCCATTAAATGGGCAGTTTTCTTATACCCATTTTAACAGAAAATGAGGTAAATGACAATGATTGGTCAATATAAAAAAGGCGATACTACTGCTTATTATTTCAAAGCATACCATGGTTTAGATCCATTGACTGGGAAAAAGATTATTACCAAACGGCGAGGATTCAAAACCGAACGTGAAGCAAGACTTGCTGAAGCAAAATGCTTGACTGAATATGAAAAGAAGACCTTCCGTTCCAGGAATGTCACTACCACTTTCCGACAAGTCTATGAGGTTTGGAAGGAACATTACAAGAACACTGTTAAAGAGTCCACATTTGTCAGTCAGATAGACAAGGCAGATAGGCTCATCCTTCCTACTTTTGGAGATAAAGCTGTTAATAAAATTACTCTCACAATGTGTCAATCTCAGGTCAATAAATGGGCTTATAAATACAAACGATTTTCCGGAATCATCAGCATCGCAAACCAAATCTTTGATTATGCTATCTCGATGGAGCTAATCGAAAGCAATCCAATGAGAAAAACACTAAAACCAAAACGGCAAAAAAAGGATAAGGATGAACTGGAGCAATTCTACAATAAAGATGAGCTAAGAGAGTTCTTTTCGATTGTAGAAAAGATGGAAGACCCAGAGATGTTGACATTCTTTCGCCTGCTAGCCTTTACTGGAATGAGAAAAAACGAAGTTGGTGCATTAAGTTGGTCAGACATAGACTTAAAGGCTGCACAATTAAAAGTCAATAAAACGCTCGCTAAGGGCGAAAACAACAAAACGATATTCCAGTCCCCGAAAACAAAAAAGAGTGCCAGGTCAATCTCTCTGGACCCTCAAACTGTAGAAATTTTAAAAGCGTGGAAAAAATACAGCACAAAAGGCCTGCTCTTCAAAAATGAGGACGGCGATCCAAAAAGTATCGTCCATGTCAATAACATGCTCAATCGTGTTTGGAGGAAACACCCAAACTTCAAACGCATCACACCTCACGGTTTCCGCCACACCCACTGCTCTCTACTCTTTGAAGCCGGTGCTACCATCAAAGAAGTCCAGGAAAGATTAGGTCACGAGAACATCCAAACCACCATGGACATCTATGCCCATGTCACTCAAAAAGCAAAGAATGAAGTTGCCGACAAGTTCGCTTCCTACATTGGTTTTTAGAATATGGGTACCAAAATGGGTACCAAAACAAAAAAACAGGCCTTCCGAAATCTCGGAAAGCCTATTGTTAAGCCATTTTCAGACTTATTTAGCGATTGGGTAAACAGATACTTGTTGAATATAATAATCAAAACGTATTCTTCAATACCCTTAAAATCCTTAATAAATCAATATTTTTGATTAAAAATAATACCCCAAAAATGACATAATCATGAATTTTGGGTACCAAAATGGGTACCAAAAAAAGCCCCCAGCAATCGCTGAGGGTTTTTGCTATTTTGCACGTTTTGAGCAAATAGAAATCAATTCTAGCAAACTAATTTGTCAAAATGGCAGTTTTTGAACGAATAGACTACTGTGTTTTACTGTATTCTACTGTATTTTGAGATTATCTTGAGATTATTATGAGCAAACAAAAAAGCCCAGCAAACGCTGGGGTGAAAATACTATTTAAACGTACCGTAAGGCACGACATTGCGTCGATTTGACTCCTCGCCTGCTGCTACATAGCGACGTACACCGCGACGGCTAATATACGATACCCAAATGTATCCATCGGCAATATAGACCGAATCATAATTAAACTGCTCGCCATTCGTGTACGTTGCCACAACTTTACCGTCTAAACCAGGCTTGTCTCGGACATTGAGCAAAGATACTTTAACGGTCATTGTCCCCTTCTCGTCTTTAATCTTACCGAGATTGCCACTGCTTGCCTGTGTTGCCACTGCAGCAGAGTCGCTGTAAGGCGGATAAAACCAGCCAACAAGATTGCTGATTTGCTGACTAGAATACTGAGCAGGACCACCGACAGACAGATTACCTACCAAGTTTTGCTCGATTGTTTGGACGGTATTGCCACTAACACCGATAATCAAACCTGTATGCCCATAGTTGACACCATCACTGGCCCAGTAATTCTTGACAAAGATAGCCCCTGGACGTGGACGTTCTGAGGTAGGCATGTAATACACCTCAAAGTCGTGTTGCTTGGCTGACTTTATCAAATCAATGGCATTGCCCCACAAAGGCTTGCCGAAGAATTTTCCGCAAATCCAGTTAGGTAGGTCTACACACTGCTTGCCGTACCAACCATCATAGTCTACACCTTGACCACGGTTGGCTAGGTCTTTGGCAAAATTAACTACTTCATTTACTGTTGTCATTTTCTTCTCCCTTCCAACTATCATTCATCTGTTTTACAGCTGATTCAATAAAGGTTTCCAACTGTGTTTCGGTCATGTAAATGTTGTATTTGGCAAGCTGGCTATTTATACGACGCTTAGCCATGTCTAACTTATCGACGTGCTTATCTTGGTCTAATTTGGTAATCTGCTCAACGGCATTAACCGCATTGCGCGCCAAAATCTCTGTGATTTCAATGGCTCGTTTACCGCCTTTGGCAATCAGATACTTCTTGACTTCATGGACAATCATACCAGCAACGATAGCTAAGATACCTGTAGCAGACCCAATAATAATTTCTGTAAGTTGATTCATATCAATTCTCCTTCTTCAATGGCAACTCACAATATATGCCATACATAGTTTCAATTTCGCCATTGCCGCCTAAAATCTTATACGATTCAAACAACTTGGCGATTTCCCGACGTTCTTCAAGAGTTGTCCATCCTCGCTCGATGGCAGCGTCCAAATCGCGATAGAGGACATAACGACGACTACTACGGCTACTCGTTTTGAGATTTTTGACATCATGCTTAATCGCTTCACCAGTCGACTTGTTGTCATCTGCAACCTTTTGCAAAGTCGTTAGACGAGCATTGATAGCCGTTAGTTCGTTCTTATTGTTCGCTCCAATCTTTGCGATGGCAACCCCGCCAATCGCCGTCACTAATGTTCCAGCGAAAGGTGTTGCTGCATGCAAAATTTGGATAAAAAGATTTGGTTCTTCGACCATAGGCTACTTACCATCTTTCAATTCAGACAGCTCAAGCAATTTACGTACACGTTCACGGTACTTTTTAGGCACTTGCTCAAGTGTGATCCAACCTTCTTCGACCTGCATAAAATATAAATTAACCATCATTGCGATTCCTCCTCTAATTTTGTTCTTGATTTTCGATAATAGTTTCATGGTCTGCGACCTCTTCTGTTTCTTCATCGTCTAAGACGATTCCGCGCTCTTCTAACAACTCGACAAACTGAGTAAATGACAAAGACATTGTCTTAGCGATTTCACGATTCTTTTCAGTTTCCTTTCGGACTTCTAAAATAGCTTTGTTAAAGAACTCAAATTTCTCATCTTCTGCTCTGTTCGGGAAATTTTCTTGATACATTTTCTCCATAGCCATATCGAATAGCTCGCTATCTGTCAAATTGATAGCTTCTTTATCAAAGGCATAGGGAATAGTTGCTCCCTCTTCGTTCCCTACAACTACAATAGTACGATGTGGAGAAGACCCAAGCCACTCCGTACTCTTGGTTAAAAATTTGAACTTCATGGTATTTCCTTTCTAAATCATAATAGTTAACTGACCTCTATACACAATTCCATTACCAGTGGCCAGTACATTAAACGCTCCTGTGCCTTGGTTGATTTGGACATGGCTGTTATCAGAACCACTAATAGCCCACTTAGCGATTACTAACATATAGGACTGTGGCGCAACCCAAATATCACTTGGGATGCTCCCTATGTTCATTGTTGATCCGTTACCTGTGAAATCGTACTTAATTGTTAGTACATCCCCAACACGCTTGTAATAAGTACCTGGATACCCTGCTGACTGCCAACCAGTGTTGATGAGGTTGGGGTGGTCATCCTTGGCATATTCAACCCACGGTGTCCAAGTCGTATTATTTTTTACTCGTAAATAGGTCTTATTTTTGTTATAAGGAGTGTAAGTTTGCTTGACATATCTAGTATCATAGCTCTCTACAAGTAAATACCCCCCAACTGGATCCGGTAAGGTTGGGCTATCCACATAGTAAAAACCTGACTGCACATACTCTTCTATTTTGCTGTATAGATTTATATGAGCTCTACCGTCATTTCTCGTCAACTGATACTGTTGAATCGACTTACCGTTCAAGTAATATCCACCAGTTGACTCTACAGACCCTCCCGGAAGGTTCGTATCTACGATTTTACCAACCGCAAAGCGGTTGCCCTTCTCGTAGCTGAATACTACCGCTTCGGTCGAAACTTTGATTTTAAACTCCGAACGAGTGAACTTGTCTTCAAGTATTCCTATGACATCCCACGACTTATCAGAAGAATAAGTACCTGATAGATTGGCCAGTGAATTTGTCAGGCTCGCCAAGGTCGTAAAAGTACCAGATGCCGGACCATTGTCTGGCGTGTAATTATTGCTATCAGCTGTAGCTACACGAAAAGTTAAAGTCATTATATTTCGCTGGCTACCACCTACCGTCAGCGGAGCTATACGAGCGTTTCTGAGAATAGAGAATGTACTCGATGTCGCTCCTGAACGTTCCACGCTAAAGTTGAAAGCTGGTGCAAAATATTCCAACACTGTCACAGTTCGCTCTATCATGTTACTCGTTCGACCACGGCTGTCTGTCACCCTTGCTCGTATAGTAACCTGACCATGGTAGTTCATGATCCCTAAGCTACCACCATTTTGACTGGTAGATTGGTTCCTGTCGACAATTTCTGCGTAGTAACCACTGATAATTGATCCGTATGCCCCTGTTGCTTGTCCGAAATGTACAGCGATATTCGAAACAATCTGCACAAACTGTTGTTCTCCTGGAATCAGCGTCCTAGCTGCAGTATTTCCGTCTACCAGTGTGAAACCAGTCAAACTGGGCTTGATACTATCTGGAACGCTTGCTGTAAAGGCGGTTGATTGCGTACCTGTTTTTGTTGAACCTGAGTAGGTATCAACGTAGATTGTACCAGTCCCACTTGTTGAGTTCGGAATATCATTTGCGAAATCAAGTGGGATAGTCCAAGTTGTAGATGTGTCTACATTGGTTGCGATTGTCCCTGATTTGTTTCCCCAGGCATACCGGACAACGTGCTTAAAACTAGAGCTTTGACGGTTGATATTGATAGTAAGTGCACTACCAATAACCCCAGAGCTAACACTTACAGAACTAGAGCGTGGGATAGTGGTCAAGCCATGAAACCAGCTCCCTGAGGCGTTACCAAAGTTCAAAGTTCCATAGCTGATATTACTCATATTAGAACTCAAACTAATTCCTGCTGATTTTGTTCCGTCAGCATTGTGACCCACTCTAAACTGTACTGAGCCTAAATGCTTTTTGGAGCCATTGAGGTATAGAGGACCTACGGCAATAGTTTGAGATTGACCATCACAAGTGACGGTGACGGTATTGCCGTAAGTATTACCAAACTCAATGTTCCACCCTGTGTCCATTCCTATCCAAACATCGACCTTAATGACTGAGCTATTTCCAGCTATGTCTTGGCTAACCGTTGAGGATGAACCTTCAAGATAGCCTCGCCAGTTTCCTGAGTATCGAAAAACTACCATACTTTCAAATTTTCCTTTCTACCCAACATACCGTATGACATTCATATCGGCGTTGAGATGATATTGTTCTGTGCGGAACCGTCCAATCTGTACAGAGGCGGTAAAGATACCATTGTCGATATGGATAACACCTTGCGAAATATACATAACTTCTTTACCTGCCGAAAACATAGAAATTCTATCGCTTGACACTTTAATTGTTGAGCTTGCATCATTCTTTCCGATAATCAAACCCTCGTTAGAGCTTGACATATAAGTATCAATAAATGTTTTCAGCTCTTTAAAACCGCCAAACTGCGTAACCAGCAACTCAATCCGTCTGCCCGCCTCCGCCAAATCCGCTTCTGCTTTGGCTTGGCTATCAGCATTTGATTTTACAAATGATTGATAAGCTTTCTCGAGGTCACTAAGCGCATCCATAGATGCCTTTGCTTTAAGCTCTGCATCAAGTATCTGCGCCCGCTCGTTTAGTAAATTGAGTTGCTCTTGGGTTAAGGCTTGGTCTGCTTTTGAGTTGAGTTCTAATTGCCAATCCTCTATAGCTAGTGACCAATCCGTCGGGACAGTCCCTTTTTCCAGTTTGAACTTTCTTGCATATGGCACTACACCAGTCCCATAAACACCATAGAAAGCCAAAAAACTTTCACTTAGTTCCATATTTCCTTCTGTCGGGGTAAAGGTCACATGATACCTCTTCCATTCCGTCGTAACACCTATGTCCGCATGGAGACCGCCATAGCGAGACCCCGACCCATTTTGCATATACACACGGACCGCTCCATCCTTATCCGCTTTTAAATCAAAGCTCAGAGTATATGTCACCAGACCATGCTTATCAAAAACCTTTGCCAAGTCATAAGGCGTTCGCAAAAATTCCATAGCAGCAGGGTCTTTACTGATATAAACGCTCTCCTCATCTGTACCCGTCAGTAAATTAATACCACCAACTTCAATCTTTGCCCATCTATCAGCCCAGCGATACTTTGTCTTGTCCGTACTATCAGCCTGTGTATAGTCCGAATAGTGACCAATATACCGCTGACCATTATCAGATGTTGTAAGACCAGTACCATCTGCACTATCCGAGTAAGCCCAATGGATGTATGGAGTTCTACCGTCTGCACCTTTTGGTCCAGGTATGCCCTGAGCACCGTCAGAGCCTTTCCACTTGCTCCAGCGATAGCTTGTTGGGTTGGTAGAGTTGATAGCAGTAAAATCTTGATACATGCCGATGTATGCTTTTGTCTGGTCTGTCTGACTAAAGCCGCCACCAGCTGCATTGTCTGCATAGGCTATATGGGTGTATTGAGTACGACCATCAGCACCTTTCTCTCCTGGGATACCTTGCTCACCTTTATCAATCAAACCTTTAGAAACAGTAGTCAAACTTCTATCGCTGGCGATAGCTTTAACAGTTGCCAATATATATACTAAGCCCAATTTTTTTGTGTGATAAACAGACATAGAGACTGTATCGCCAATTTTTACTAACCCAGTATCCTCATTCACTACCCATGTTCCTGTATAACCAGGCGTACTGTACTGAGATATGCTTGTTTGATTGTATTGATAGTTTGTTGTGAATAGATGATACGATAATCCTTGGATGCCTTGCTCACCCTTAGGGCCAGTCTCCCCCATCTTAGCCACTGAGTAACCAGTTTCTGAAGTATTATCCGTATATGTCCAAACGGTTTTTGTCCACAAAAATTGACCGTTAGGGACGCTTGGTACCTGAGATGTCCATGACGTTGGCTGAATTGTGCCAGATGTCGATTTTCCGTAAGTAATCGTCGTAGAACGAATACCTACTCCGTCTTTACCAGCGATACCGTCACGGCCTGTGTTTCCGTCACGACCAATACGAGAGACATTGTAGCCGGTCTCTGTGTTGCCGTCTGTATAAGTCCATACCGTCTTAGTCCAAAGATAATTGCCAGGGGCAACAGTCGGAACTACCGCAGTCCAACCAGTCGTCGGTGCCTTGGCACCATTGGTTGAACTAGCATAAGCGACGGTCGTCGAACGAATCCCCACTCCGTCACGACCTGGAAGTCCATCAGCCCCTCTTTGTCCAGGGTCTCCTTTTTCGCCTTTTACACCATCTCGACCATCCAATACGTTTACAAACGTCAGCTCATCAACAGCTACCTCATCGTTACCTATGTATGCTGCCACCGTCAAAGTAGATGTATCTGTAACATCTGCACCACGGACGGTATAGGTCATCCCCGTTTTAACAGCGCCATCCAAAGACCAGCGCCAAGTCACAGTGGCAGTCAGAGGCTTACCACCCTTGTAAAGAGTAGGCGTTACAATGGATTGACCAGTTCCATTCTTGAAAATAACGCCATTATCAGTAGCCAGTTTGATAAGGTAGGGTTTAGAAGCTTCGAATAGTTCTTGCCAACGCTCCTGAATACCACTTGACAACTTGCTTTTAAGCGCTCTGACATTGTCAAATACAGTCTTATTCGTACTTGGCTTAGTGAAACTAATAGTTTGTTCTGAAACACGCACTTCCAGCAACAAAGCGGGATAGAAATCTCCGTCGTAGACCTTGGCGGTATCTCCTATCTCCAAATCAACATAACCATCAATTTCATAAGTCATCGACGGATAAGCTGAACGCATTAACTCTTTGTAAGCCTGTGTCCTAAGTGTTTCCTTGCTTTTAGTATCCACAGTAATATCTTTGCGAGTATATTTATCACGATTGCCAGTAGAACCCGTCCATGTGGATGGGTATTTCTGCATAGAAATAGGAGCGTAGAGCATATCTCCTTGTTGGAAAAACTCCACCACTCCATTTTCATTTTTTACTTCCCAAGGTCCTAACCCTGCGATGGTTATTTCTTGACCGTTTTCGCCTTGTGCAGTCGGTCTAATGGCATTGACAATCAAATCCGTTTTATCAATCTTACGCTTAATAGAACGAATATTTTTGCCTTTTTTCAAAATAATGTCGGACCGAACTTTTCCAACACCTTGATGTTTATCATCGTGTTCTCGATAGACGTTCAAGATAAAATCTTTGATAGTCCCGTTAGCGTTCAGTTTAACCTCAAAGTCGACCTCTGCATCAAACTTATTGGCCAGCGATAGAATACGGTTCAACTTGGTATCTTGACCTTCCCATCCAAGTGTGCGTTTTTGGTCTGAAATTTCGTTAACACCAATTCGTAAAGTCGCAAATTCCAACAAGCCCATAACATCGCAATATTCTTTGAATGTACGAGCTTTGTTAGATTTGAATGGATTGGTGTATTCGTTAGTCAATTCCAAGTTCAAATCTTTACAAGTACAGGTAATGATATGTTCAGTCTCTTCAATAGTCATGACATTAAAGAGATATGTCCGTCCTTTGTACACAAACGAAACGAAAGACCGATCATTCAGTGCATTTGTGGTTTGATAAGGGACAACATCCGTCTGGATAGTTTGTTTAAATACAGTAAATTCAAAAAGGCTACTTGCTTTACTCAGATAACGCGTCCACTTATCGTTGTAAAAATTCAAAGTCCCCTGTTTATTGTTATCAATAAAGGCAACTTTTTGTAAATTGTTATCATGAATCGTTAAAATCATCTATAGGTGCCTTTCTTCTATATTTACAGAGACGGTCGGAGTCTTTTGAATAAAGCTAGACAACAAAATCTCTAATTTAGACTTACCAGGCGGAATAACCAAATCCCAGCCAGACCCATCTACAACCTGATGATTTGCGGGTAGTCCGTCAATTGTAACCAAGTCTTTTTCGACATCCAACACTACGGTAGAACCAATCTGAAAACGATTAGGAACATCCACAGTTCCGGTCACAAAATCCTTGCGATAGACTATACTGTCTAAATACATGTGATGGATATGTGGGTGACTTCCCAAAGCGCCTAAAGCGACGTGAATCTTGGCAGATTTCCGACCTTTGATTTCAGGCACATAGAATTGAGGATACGAACCCCACCAATGAACTTGTAACATATCATCACGTCTTAGAATATCCGCCCAACCTCTCTCTGCATTGAATGGATTGTCGCTATCTAAATGCGTGCATTTAAACGGCCAACTCCTCAAAATCTTGTATCCACTACGCCCATCTGAGACAAGCAGATTAAATTCCGAGTCTACACCGTTTCCACGTTTGAATGTTTCGACACCATACAAAAAACGGCCCTCTGTATCAGAAACCGTTAATTTGATAAAACCTTTTTGCATGACACTTCCTGCCCAGAAGATTTGCCTCCACCAAATATACTCATTCAAAGCACCTCTATCACTACTACTGTCCAGCGGAATTCCCCAAGTAATAGAACCTGCATGATGCGGGCTAGAACCAGCACCTCGACTCCCCATAGCTAAGTGCGGGCGACCAAACTCATTTTTTATATACAGTTGAGTGTCCAACGATTGCGATAAATCATTGAGAATAGCTGTATTTTTTTGACCCTGCGCAAAGCCTTTGACAATACCATTGTTAGAGACATAATCGAAAAGAATTTCCGAACGCTTGTACGTCTCCGTATCCGCTTCTTCTTTGTCTCCGATTTCTAGAGCGGTGTTTAGGTTTACGATGCCGATATAGCCGTTTTCGGAGTTGTGTTTTACCGTAATGACAGGAGGAGCGGGTACATTGCCGTTATTCACTAAATCAAAGACCAGTTTCCCATTCTCTTCTCTTGGATTGTCAAAACGTTTATAGGCACTCGAATGAGCGACACCGTCAGGGATTAGAAATTCTATTTCCCCCTTTTGATACCAACTACGAATATTGTCTGGTTCAATCTCACCAGTAACTAACGCCAGATAATATTTATCGGGTTCATCAGAAAAGGTTAAGCGCGCCACCTCGTCAGTTCGAAATACACCGGCTAATTCGTGCTTAACACTTTCTAAATTTATCCCTTTAAGAGTAAAACCGACTTTGATAGTTTTAGGACCTATTTTTATATCATGTACATTAACACCAATAGCTGGAGCGTCATTTGTTGAGACACTCCTACTATTGCCGATAGAACGTTTAATATCAGTAATGCGCATGACTTGCGATAAATCATAGCCATTAAAAACAACTGATAAATTTGTCATTAAATCCTCCTTAACATCATATCGATTTTATCTGCTGGACTCTGATAGTGAGAGAGTTTTTCTCCCAACCTGCCTACCAAAGTTCCATCCTCAAGCACCATGTAAACAGGTCTTTGCAAAGCTTCTTCTGCAATCTCCAATGCACGATTAACTTGTTCTTTAGATTTATCAAACACATGTTCGATTTTTTCGGTCACAGTATGCTTGCTACTACTTCTTACCGTCACTTGACTAGCCAAGCTCTTATCCAATCCTAGTGACACTTCTGGTGCAGTAATCGTAACTGACTGTTTCAGTTTAGCCATTGTACGTTCAAGGACATCTTTATCTGCTTCGATACCGACCGCGATACCTTGAGGAATAAATCGCCCGACTTCATCTCTCATGACACGAGACGGAGAGTGAATATCTAAAGCACGCTTAATCGTAGAAGTTACTCGACTTGCCACAGAATTAGCGGCAGCGATAGCAACTCCAGCATTAGCTTGGATACCGCCTGCCAAACCTTGCATCGCCATTGCTCCAATTTCCGAAAATCTACCGCTGATTCCTGAAAAAGGTTCTCTCAATTTAACTGCTAGATTCTTCACTTTGCCAACTGGAGAATTAGTGCCGTTAGTGATACCATTCGCAAGACCTTCCGTGATATGCCCACCAAACTCGGTAAACACTCTTGAAGGCGAGTGAATACCTAGATTTTCCTTGAACCCTTGTTGTATTTTTGTCCCCACAGACTTCGTGGCTTCTACAGCTTTAGCAGAGCCATTTTCTATTCCTACTGCCGCACCGTTAGGGACTTCTTCGCCTAACGAAGCAAAATTGGCATTTGCTAGTTCAGCTTGCAGGCCACTTGTTATATTGGTTACTAGACCTTTTACCTTATCTGGTATCTCTACACCGGCAGAGTCCATAACGCTTCCCATAGCGTTTTTAGCCGCTTCTGCGTTAGTTCTAAAATTCTCTTGCAAGACCGCCAACTCTTCATCGGTCGCATTAACAAAAACCTGAGTTTGCGCAGCGCCTTCTGGACCCATTTGACGCAACTGCTCTAAGACTCCCTGGTCAACACCACGTTCTGCCAAAATAGCAAGGTTAGAGGACCACTGTTCAATAGCGGCACGGTTCGTCTCTAAATTAGCATTGATTTGTTCAATCGATATAGCCGATTTTTGCTCGATTGCGTCAAACATACCTGTTGTTGTTTCAAGTAGCTCGCCATACTTAGAACGCATATTGTCAATAGCTGTTTTTTGTGCTTCTGACATATTCTCGTAAGCAATGACTTGTCGATTTGTACCATTTTCGGCTGCAGCAGCCATTGCTTCGGCTGCTGCTTGCTGGACTGCAGAAGTTTGCTCGTACTCAGTCTGTAAAGCAGCCTGAGTTGCTTGTAGTTCAAGTTCCTGTTCGTTCAGCTTTTTCAACTCTTCTCGTCGCTTAGCGTCTGAAACATCAGAAGCGTTGTTCCACTCCGTACGCAACTTGGCAATCTCAGCTAATTGCGCTCCAATATCAGCACGTTGTTGCTCAATATCCAGCAAGTTTTTTTGGCTAGCTTCCCATGTACTCTCAGCCTCCATTGCAGATATACGAGCGTTAATCTGTTCAGCATTGTGCGACAACGAATCTGTGTTTTTGTCATAGGCTAAGTTCAAGCCTTCCACAGAGTCATTAAGTGTCTGAATCTTCTTCTGCAAATTCTTCTTATCGGCGGCAGACTTATTCTCTTTTTGTGAAAGAGCGACAATTTCCGCAGAAAGTTTTTTATACGATTCACGATTAGCTTCCACGTCTTGTAGGCTATTTTTTCGTGCTACTGCACTATCTTTAACAGATTTCTTTAGATTGTCTGTGCTTTCTGCTAACTCCTCTTGCGCTTTAGACAGACGCTTAGACTCTTCTGATTCCCTTGTCAGCCATTGCCATAACGCAACACCAGCACCGACTAACAATCCGATACCTGCGATTACCCAGCCTATAGGACCTGTTAAAGCAGTAAGAGCAGCATTAAACGCCGTTACAGCTGCGGTGCTTGCAATGGTTGCAAAAGTTTGAATACTAATAGCTCCCGTTAACAGACCATGAACTAGAACACCCGCTGACATAGCCTTATATTTCAACATTTCGGCTGTAGTGTTGGCATTAGTTGCAGCAGTAGATAGTACAGTGACAACTTGCTCCGCAGTCATCGCTTTTGTTTTCAAAGCATGGGCTAGAGCAGACATTTTCAACACGCCTAATTGTTGCATTCTAGCTACAGTTTCTGCCATTGTCTGTGTTTTGCTAACTGCTTGCACCGCAAGGAGAGATTTCATAGTTGTGGCTTGCATACCAGCGGCTGCGCTTGTTTGGATAAGCAGTACCCGCAACTTCTCGATACCGCTAATAACCGTATTAGCTGCCCTCATCGCCAAAATAGCTGAGCCTAAAGTTATCAATACGGGGGTCAAGGCTTGTGCTGTATCAATACCTTTATCCAAAACACCAAACAAAAAAATGAATACAGGAGTAGAAGACTTGATTGCACCGTTTACAACTTTGAAAGCAGCAGTAATCACCACCTTCATGCTATCGAAGTGTTCTGCGATAGTTTTGCCTGATACTTCTTTAGATAAATCATCTAAAGCTTTAATTGTCCCAGCTACACCACGGACAACTGCGTTTTTTAAGTTGTTAAACGATGTGGCAATCCCTTTACTGTTTTCTCGAGCTAACTCCGCAAAACCTCCTACACCCTTGTCTAATTCAACTAATCTGTTTGAAAATTGATCAAAGGTAATTTGTCCGCTCTTCAAAGCTGCATAAAAGTCACGTTGTGCGGATTTTCCTGCAAATCCAAAACTTTCAGCAGTCTTTTGTAGAGCATACGGCATTGTTTCTTGCAACGTCTTCCATGATTGCAAGTCCACTGTCCCCGCAGATAACATCTGGCTAAACTGGTCTAGACCACGACTTGCATCTGCACTTGAAGCGCCTGAGGCAAGGAATGCGTTATTCAAGGCTAGTGTAGTATCTGTAGATTTCCGAAGATTTCCCGTAATAGACGTCAATCGTTGAGCTGTACCCACAACCTCATCCAGAGTTGTAGGTAGCCCGTCAATGCCATTTGCGAGCTTGTCTGTTGAACTAGCAACATCTTCTGCACTATGGCCCATCGCTTTCATAACTCGAGGGAATTTTTCCAATGTATCAAATCGTTTAATAGCTCCATCAAGCGAGCTAACCAGTAAATCGACACCTTTTTTAGCTAAAGAGAAAACTGCTCCACCCAAAGCGAAGTTCTTGAGGGAAGTAGAGCCTTTTTTGCCTTTTTCCGCAACCTTATCCAGTTCATTATTTAAAACCTTGACTTGCTTACCATCAACATCAACTAGTATGGTTACCTTTCCATCAGCTGCCATCTTCTTCCTCCTCTCCGTCATCTAATCGATATTTAGCTTGTAGCTGTCTCATTTTCTGTCTATAGTCAGAACTTTCACCGCTACTTGGTTTCCATGCGCGAATTTGCACGATTTGTTGCATAACCGTATTATCTGGTAAGGAATTAAGTAGAGCTTTAAATTCTTGCCACGATAGTTGATTCTGAACTTTCAACAAATTAATTCCATAAGCTTGTAAAAAACTAGCATAGATGTATTCTGCGTCTTTCTCTAAATCTATTAGACGCGGACCTGTTTCCTCATTCTTGATTTGAGGCATCGGATTCCCTTGCCTGTCATACTGCACTTCGTCGTCTTCTTGACTATCAATAAAATGCTTACGAATGTGTAGCCACAAATCAATTGCAAGAGAAAACTCAACATCAAAATTACCTGTAATAATACCGACACAAGACTGGACTTTATCCAAGTCAGACAACAAATCATCTCGTAGACAATCAAATGTATCTAAGACTTTATTAAAAGATAGGTCTAACGGATAAACGACACCATCAAATTCGAAACTGTCATAAAGAGGGTCATTTAATCTCACCTGACCACCTACTTCTTAGCAGTTTTAGATTTTTTCTTATATTTGTTGATACGTTCTTTTACAACGTTTTCACGCTCAATTTTTAACTCAGACAATTTCGCTTCGATCAATGTAGCTACCTTTTCAAGCGTTAAATCTAATGCTTGATGGTCTGGAAATTCTGCATATAATTTCTTGAATGTCCCATCGCCAAAGAGTAGATCATACTGAATTTCAAGTAGCTTTTTCTCTAGGTCAATAGCTCCAAGCAAGGCGTCCTTAGTGATACCTTCTTCTAACTTCTTGTTCAAATTCGCTTCGACAATTGATTTTTCAAACTCTGCCAACCGTTTTTGAGCTTCCTGTTCCAAATCGAAAAAAGTCACTAAGAATTCATCGGAAGTATCAAACCAAAGTTCTACCGGCCCAATACTAACCGGAAAACCGCTACGAACAACATCAACACTGATACCGTTTGCCATATCTTCTCCTTTTCAATAAACAAAAAGAGAGGTACAGGACCCCTCTAGCCGCCTACTGGCACAGACTCTTCCGGAATAGAGTTATGGGAAATCTTACATCCAAACTTCTCGTACTCAGAAGCTGCCCCAGAACCTGCAATAATTTCGGTTACAGTCGCAAGTCCGACCCACTCTTTCTTCTTATCAGCAGATACGACTTTGTGCCAGACAAGACGGTCGTTTCCTAATTTGAGTTTCAAATCAGCGATATGCTTCTGCGCCTTGTCTTCTGGGTCGTACAACCCTTCAAATGAATAGGCAACTTTTACACCAGTAACGACCGTTTCCTCTGTCCCATCACCGTCGTAATAGGCCTGTTCATCAACTTTTTCGTCTGTATCATCCGTTATATCAGAAATCCATCTAGCCAATTCAAGCCATGCGTCTGTGCTTGGTTTGGCGTCAATGGATGTAAACGGTGCAATAAAATGCCCACGCAGTGCGTTCTTATGCTTTACCATATGATTAATTCTCCTTTAATTGTGTTATATTTACTTTTGCGTTTAATAAAAAGACAAGCCACCCTTGCTCATGAACCTCATTCATAAACGGACGACTCGTCACCTCTATATCTTCTAATTCAAAGCTCTCGTTAGCGCTAGGCAGGTCTTCTAGAACCTCCAAAAGACTCGCTATCTGCCAAAGAGATTCCTCAGCTAATTGACCTTGTTTAGACTTAATTGCAATCTCGATATTAAGTGTTAATTCTCTCGTACCATCGTAGTATACCCTTTTCACCGAGCTACCTGGCAGAGTGTAGACAACCAAACTTTCTTGGTCATCTAAATACCCGATTTTCATTTGAAAGGGCAAATTCAGATTTTCGTTAATATGATTTTTAAGCTGATGAAGAAAGTCCATTAGAAACCTGCTCCTTTCACAAAACGCTGAACCCAATCCGTCATGTGGATTGCTTTAGCTTTTTCGTCCCAACGTTTGCCGGTTCCTGGTGTTGTATACTTCCTGAAAGTAACAATCCCATTTTTACCGTAGAACTGTGCTCTAGCATATACTGTGTTCCAGGACACCTCTTTCCCATCACGAGACATATGCCCAGAAGGTCGCAATTTTCCGTCTCGGTTAGGTACATATCGGTCACTATCTAGCAAAATTTGGCTAGACATCGCAATGCGTCCTCTACGAATATTGTGGTCGCTCAATTTCTTTTTTGCCCCCTTCAAATCAACTTGAATCGAAATAGACACTACAGTACCTCCAATTCTACTGAATATAGCACATCTTTAAAAGGTTCCTTATTTGGAATCACATTGACGATAACATGGTCTATCCCATCAAAACGAAGTATTGACTGTTCTTTAAAAGTAGGTAACGGAGTAGTCAAGCCTTGGTAACACAGCACAACTGCTTTATACTGGATTTCCTTGCTCTTCCCGTTCCAAGAATATTTCGATGAGCGGTCGATTCGCACATGGTGAATTGTCTGTTCATCACCATACTCTCGTTTGTTATAATCGCCTTCTCCGATATACTCCAAATAGCCGACAGTTTCATTCAAGATTTCTATAGGTGGCTTTGGCATTCTCATATCAAATCCCCCTATAAAGTAAGCCGGTCCCTATTAAACAGCCATAGACATCTTGCGCTACTAACGGTATTATCCTAGAATTACCGGTTCCTGTCTTGCCGGATGATTTTGAAATAGAAGTACGGCCAATACTGATATGTTCCGGTTCACGGTTTAATCCTTCAAAGGTATCTGTTTCCATATCGGAAAAGTAAATCAGTTGCATACAGATGGCTTTTTTAAACTGCTTGGCTCTAAATTTTACAGGGTCATCTTCTAGTTTATGTTGTTGATAGTATCGATTTGTCAACTGATCAACAACTTCCTCAGCTTTAGAAATAAAGCGACTATAGCTCTCGTGAGCGACCCTGTCAGAGCCGAGAATTTCAACAACTTCTTCAAAGGTTAAGAAATTCATGTCCTTCACCCTTTCTAGTTATATCACTCAGAAACCGATTCTGTTTCACCAACTTTGAGGGCATTGACAAGCTCTACCTCATTTCCGAAATAGAGCTTTCCTGCCTCGTTAATTTCATCGGCGCGCTTTTTCGTCAGTTCTACAACGTCTCCGATTTCACATAGAAGACATGTATCCTTATCTATATAAGCTTTCTTTACAGTGTATTTAGGCATCCGTCATCTCCTTTCTTACACAGAAGGAGCGAACGTGATTTTAACTGCCTTTTCAGCCTTATAAAGGTATACACCGTAATGTTTGTTCGCAATAATAGCGTTAATCAAGCGCTTCTTATCACGGTCAGTTTCCACCATGGTTTCACGTTTCAACATAATTTTCAGAGCACCTTCACGGACCAAGAAACCTGTCCCTTTTGGACATTTACGAGAACGTACAATCTGCACCCCTAGAATTTCACCATACACCCCAGAAACGATACGACTTGCACCAAGTTCCGTTGCAGATAGCCATGTCTTGCCTGCATCAAGTCGTAATGCAGAAGCATCTGCAGGGTTCAAAACTAAAACGGTTGGTGTATCATCTTCGTCATTGAAAATATCAAGCGCTTTAGACAGACCATCGACCGTGATACTTGCCGTAACGGTCTGAGTAGATCCTTGAAGAGCTACCAAAACGTCCGCGTCTACTTTATGGTCAATAGCTTGAACGATTTGTTTAGCCGCTTGACCTACTGGGTCGCCATAGCCAGAGAGAATCGCTTCGTCTGTTATTTCTACAGACTTACCAATCTTCTTGATGGTCATTGTGGTTTTTGTAAAACCAAGTTGAGTAACCGGAATTGGTTCACCTTCAGCTACCTCTTCCGCATCGCCAATGTAGTCCCATTTTGGTACGGTCAAAGTTGTACCTGGTTGACCTTGTAAGGTTGTGTCTACTTCTGCAAGTGGCGCAAATCGGATAGCTTTCCCGATTTCTGCATCAATCATATCCGCTAGAACCTCAGGGTCTAGCATTTGTTCCATTTTTGTTAATCCTGTTGCCATATTAGTTTCCTTTCAGTTGTTCATATAATTTAGGGTTTGTTTGCTTGAGTTCAAGGCGCTCCATATATGTCATTTCCTTAAATTGGTCTTTTGACACATCTGTCTTTGCGCTTGCACTCGGGTTATCTACCACCGTAAAAGTAGGTTTCTTCTCGGTAGTATTTGGAGCAGTTGCAAATTGAGGATATTTACCGACAACTTGCTTAATTGCTTCATCGATCGTCGTATCTTCATTGACTAAACGTTCCGATAAAGCAATAACATCGTCAACAGAGTCAGCATTAACACCTTGAGTCAAAGCTGACAGTTTGGCTTCAAGTCGTTTATTCGCATCTAAAACTGATGCCAATTCCCTATCTTTTGAAGCAAGTAGTTCTGTCTGCTTATCTGCTTCAGTTTTTTGCGACTCTTGCCAATCTTCATAAGCTTTCAGAGCTTCTTTGGCGGATTCTACATCAGCAAAGCCTAGGTCTTTAATTGCTTTAGCATACCCACTTTTGTGCTCTTTTTTACCCACACGATTGACATCTTCTTGGCTGAAAGTCTTTTCAGCTACTTCTTCCACGTTTTCGGTAGCGCGGTCTACTGTTTGTTCTTCTGCCATTCGGCTATCCTCCAATGTTCAGCGATTGGTCGCTTATATTTCCGTTCTTTAACGCCTGCGGATAAAGGCATAAAGAAAACCGCATCGAATTCGACACGGTTTACAGTAATTTACAGTTGTTTATAGCAGTCTTTCCTGCTGTCAAGATGAGTGACCACCTCCTTACCGTTTCCAAAACGGCTTCTTAGTATTACTATTGGCCACTTGCTTCTCGATTTTGTCAAATCTCGAATTCGTAGCCTGTGCATTGCGTTTAACGGTTGAACGTAGCTCAGAAATTTCATTTGCCTGTTTGGCGTTTTCATCAAGTAGACTTTTAATGATATTCAACGCAATATCAACAGCTTCTTTAGTTCCCTGAACTTGTTCAATCAGTTCACGTTTTTTCTTAATTCGCTTGTTCATGGCATCTCCTT